ACGTACCGCTAACTGCCCAAGTGTCGTAATTGAGCGTGCTAGGCGTATATCGTAGCATGAGAAATACTTGTTTGCCAATGCACCATATGCTGAGTTCAATAAAATCTTACGAACCATCTGCCCACCTTGGCACAGCGATTCCTGACGAATATGATATTTGTAATACGCAATCAATACTTCATCAGTCATATCAGCAAGAACGTGGTTATCGGTATCGGTATTCATCAACACAGCAACCTGATTGATATCCAATCCTCGGCGCTTTATCTCTGTATCTGCATCGGTATTCCACTGCTCATGCGCTAACATTCGCTTCTTGATCGCCTTACGTTCATTGTACAGCATCAGCATCATTTTAGGAAGCAAACCCTGCTCAGTTTTAGTGAACGTATTCCCAGATGGGCAAATTGCCAAATCATTAGGAACATCAAGTATACATCTATTCAACATCGAGTCAACAGTTAAATTAGGTACGAATAAATCAGTTACCGTTTCAGGGCTGATGTTCGCCTGCATAATCAAGTGAGGATACAGTGAGCTTAAATCCTGAGATAAGACCCACTTATGCTTACCAGTCTGAGGTACGGAAACATAACCACCCTCATAGCTCTCACTCTCATTGTCTCGCTTCGGCGGCATGATAACACCATCGCCAATCGAATTACGATACAACAAATTTTCCCACGTTGCCACTGGCGATTTAACATCACTGTAATTGATACCAGCGAAGTATGCCACAGCGAAGGTAATACCCAAGAACCCGAGCTTATCGTCCAGTCGTTTAACTACATTAACATCACATATATTATATGCGGTATACAATGACCAGTTAACCTTATGTAACGTGCGTAGATTAGACGCTTCATCACTGAAATCAATCTTAGTGCCTACGCCCTCGGCATCGCCAATGAAGCCCAGCTTATGCGACTCACGAGGTGCGAATCTATTCTTCTTGTAAAGGTTAAGATAATCAAGATCATTAACGCCAAGAATATTAACTGACTGAGTAATTCGGCCTTGAAACTCATCCTCACGGATATCACAAACGCCCCAAGGTGATAACTTTTTAGGGTCTAATCCAAGGCGAACCATTCGATTATAAATGTAGGGCATATCAAATGATGATGTATACCATCCAGTGATCCCGACTGGAAAATTTGCAGTCCAATAACGAAGCATAAACTTAAACAGATTAAGCTCAGTATTACACTTTCGATATATAATCTGCTCACGCTTAACTCCTTCACGAGCAAGTAATTCTTCGATTGTGCCATTGAAATCTCCCAGCTTTACCGTCATAGATAAATCGAACTCACCCAAACCCCACACCATAAATTTATCGGTGATGTTGTCATAGATACAAATCGAGTTCATTTCCCACTCAGCCAACATCGGATCTGGAAACCCTTTATCGCTTGGGCATTCGATATCGATATTAAAGATTCGGATCTTACTAGGATCGTAGTCCTCAGTATTCTCAAAAGTCTCATGCAGAAACGTATAATTGAAGTTTCTGTTGCCGTAGAACTCAGTTGATGTACCTCGGGCATTATCAACTGCCTGACGCGCATCGTAAAGCCCGTTATAATGCATTCGGGTTAACGGCTTAGCGTTGACTAGATCTTTGAACTCGGATGTCTCTCCGTGGATTGAGCGAGTATATAGCACAGGTTTGTAACCATCATGCTTTAACATCTGCTCCTTACCTTCGCTATCGATATAACGAAGTAAGATATTCTTACCTCGCATCCGACAGTCTAAATAAAATGCTGCCATCACATCTCCGATTTAATTAAGTTCACTAATTGAAATACCGAGTAATCGCTGATGTCACCCTCGTTACAAATATCAACGAAGAACTCATCTTCAAGATCCAACTCAAACTCAAGCCCATCCAGCTCATCGAAATTAAAGATCAGACCTAAATTAATCTTTGTGTCGATTTCAGTATCACCAAATTTAGATATCAATGTAGAAATAATCCGAGCTTCGATGTCGGCTTCGATGTCAAATTTAGCCATTATACTATCTCCCATGTAACGATGTTAGTTAACTGCTTTAATGTGTGATGTGAAATCAGACCACTGATCTCGAACTCAACACCAAACTCATTTTCAAGCTCAACCTCAAGGTCAAGGTTATCAATCAGACCGAACTCAAACAAGCTATTCAGCTTGACATCAGTCGGCAACTCACCTTGAAATTCAAACCGTTTTCGTAATACATTTACAATTCGATTTTCGATATTCATAAGTCCTCCTAGTTATTATCTGTAGATGCCCTCATACTACACTAAGGGCATCTAATGTCAACAACTAATCGCAATCACATTCCAAACAATTATCGCATGCTTGGCATGTGAAGCAATATGCACAACCACAATTTAAATCATCTTCGCCAGCGCCACAATCACAACAGTTATACATCATGCTGCACTCGCTGCCACCATGAGCCAAGTTTTCGCATAAGCAGTCGGCTTTCGTGTGGGTATTCTCATTTGATGTACACATAAATTCTCTCTTTAGTTGATTACCTGATGCAGCTATTAAACCACATCAGGATTGCACATGCAAGTTATTTTTTAAACCATCGCTTCAACATCTGCATCGTAGTCTCACTCGTTATTTTGAGTGAGTATATATTGCACAAAGGTAAGTGAGTAACATGATTACCAGTTGATACGATAAGTGATTTATCGCCCACACTCGCTTTACTCACTTCCATCGTCTGCCTTGTATTATCAGTAAATACTACAGTGACTTCCTTCATACGAAAGGACTCAAGTCAACCTTCGGGTGATCTGGAGACTTACAAATCTTATCGTCGCGAACTCGGTGAACACTGAATGTTGCGCCCGCATCGGCAAGATCATCCAACGTAGGCTCATCCTGTAAAATTGCCAACTGCTCATCAGTTAGTTCTTCACCATCGAATGCAGAGATGATTACATGCTCCTCACCACTTAATTCATTCAGTTCAGCCATCAATGCAAATGCACCCTGAATATTATCGGCAGAGAACAACTTCAAATCGTTGTTATTTAATACGGCATTGATAGCGCCAGAGTAATCACTAACATTGAGAAGGTAAGCAAACCCATCTAGCGTAACTTGCATATCAACAGAAGCATCAAGCATCTCACGTTCTCGTTCTTCATCTGTAGCAGTAGCCAACTTGTGAGCCAACTCAGGATTAGCCACACCACCACGATTAACCCAAGCGCGAGCTTCATCCAATTCTTCTTGGATACGATCCAGTTGGTTATTTAAAATGACGTTGCGGCTATCATCACCCTTAGTTGGTGCTGGCTTGCCTGCTTTGTTATTCCATTGTGCTACTCGTTCAAATGTACTCATATTAATTCTCCAATTATTTATGTGGTTTAAGTGGTAATGCTAATTCTAATAAATCATTAACTTCGTCTTTGAGATCATACCCAGCCATACGAAGATTTACATCATCTGCATGCACCGAATCTTCTAATGCGCACCGCAATGCAGATACAGCACACTCCACAGATTCCATCATGGCGATAAGCTTATCTCGTGATTCTTGGGTAAGTTCAGTTCTCATAACAATTCCTTAGCGTTTAAGTGTAGGGGAGTTCAGCAACTTCTTCTGCAACTCCAATTTTTTAATTAAATCTTTTACTTGCGCGGCAGTCATAACATATATGATTTCTTTCGCTTGTTTTTCCAAGTAGCCTAATGTTACCAGCTTACTCAGATTCTTGTCAACAGTTTTCTTTGCCCATTTACCACCACGCCCCAAATTTGGTATTCCGTAATGGTAATATAAAAACTGGGCTTCCTTCGGCACGCGAAGCTTATTCATTTCAGCAGCGAACCCGATGGTTCCAATATTTTGTTGAAGTCCCTTACCAATCATGTATGGATCGAATGACTTCAACTCAGGATCTATAAGCCTGATATCCCTGCCGGATGTTAGGGAGCCAAGGCAATCAAATAGACTGGCTTTTTTCTCCTTAACATCTGGCTCAGATTCTACCAGAGGCTCACCCCAGAGGTCAAGCACTTTTCTTGGTCACAACTTCAAGTGCCACGAAATCACAAGTCCACTGGCTTGGGTGTCGATTTGGCTGACCTGCAATTAAATTGGAGATGTTTGATAACATCTCATCACCTTCGATCGTGAAGTGTACTCGCTCATGACTTACGCTATTAACTCTGAGTTCAGCACCAGCCAACGCCTTAACTAAATCATCTGAGATGCCCCAGCCGCCTTTAGTTATCTTCACGGTATCACCAATGGCAGGTGGTTCTATGTACGCCTTTAAAACCCCTACCGCAACTAAACCATGAGCGCCACATCGGAACTTGATGTAAGGAACTTGCTCATCGTTATCATGTAAATCAACGAACCCAATTACTTTACCGATGGAATCTTGCGATAACACGCTTGGTGATGGTGGTAATTCGTCATGTAATACCGTTACGGCATGCTTCGTGATTACTTGATCGCCTAAGTTGTATGCTTTCATTTTATTCTCCGTTAATTAATTAATCGATATGATTGTCGGGGGTAATACGAAATCCCAATTACTCATACGTTTCTCTAGTTCATGTAATGTATCATTACCAGATATAAAAAACAAGAACCCTGTGAAATTATTTTTTACGTTATACCCATCGGCAGTTTGCACAACCGTATAACACTTTGTGTACCGAATGTATTCATCACCCAAACAGAAATCTGAGTCTTGAGCAGCCACAACCGATTGATTTAAGCGCAGCCCACAACACGCTTCATATTCGGAATAATTTCTATGGGCTAGATGCTCAACGCAAGCTTCGCAAATTATACACTCTCCATGAGGTATGATTTCCAGTGTACGGTCTGCTAATGGTGAGTGCAACTCCTCGCCAAATACCACCATAGGAATTTGATCACCATCAGGTTCCCATTGCATAAATCCGGCAACCCAACCCTGCGCACCTTTATGCAGTTGAACTACACCTTTGAAATCGTACACCTTAGTGTCGCGAACCAACTGGACTTTATCATTCAATTTAAATTTGCTTAGCTTGCCCATGATTATGCCTCGACGTAGTTTAGTTTATGGCTGACGATCACATTATGAATGTATTCTTCGCTAACGGCGGTTTCGATTACAGTGGACAGTAGGCTGCGACCATTCTTCAAATTTATGAATGCCCAACCACGATCAGGGACTCGGGCAAAGATGAATACATTATCATCCGAGTCTTTATATTTCTGCCCGATAGTAACTCGGGTTGGTGTGTTTGCTACAAAGTCGCCAGCATAAACCAGCATCGAATCTACTAATGGGGCATGCAATAGATCCTCACCAAATGCAACGATGGCTGTGAGATGCCCATCCAAACCCCAATCTGCGTGGCCTACAATCACACCAACCTCACCAGCATCTAAATTGATCACTCGCTTATCGAGGTATGCAACAGTACTTTCAACCAATTTCACATCATCACCAACACTAAATTTACTCATATTACTCTCCTGTATCAAAAAATTCAGCCATACAACCAACAAAGTTTAACTCTTGTGATGGTACAGACTCGTGGTATTTAGCCCAACTGCCAATAGTATATATGAACCTTGGCAAATCCACAACAGGTATATATTTTTCACACTCTTTATATAAAGTGGCAAAAATAGAACCCAGTGCATTATCTTCGGCGTACTGCTTCACACCCATGAAATCTTTGAGGTTGATCATCTTAAATAACGCCTCAATGTTCCCTACTATACTCTTTTGAATGCCGATGTCAAGCGAAGTATTAATGTTTATGTAACGCTGTGCTTCATTAAATATTCGTCTGACATCTGGGTAGTACTGCTTCACCAAATATACTACGGCATCGGTATCACATTGTATAGCTTTATCTTTGGTTATTTTCAAAACCTTATGAGCTACCTGACGAACCAAATTATTCTTTTCTTCTGCACTGAATGCAAATGATATTGTAGGACAACGACTTTTTAACGCCTTGATGATCTTATCAGGATGATTACAAGTCAGAATGAATCGACAACCATTACTGAACTTCTCAATAGTAGATCGTAACGCACCCTGTATAGCGGGTGACAGACCATCTGCCTCATCGATAATCACAACCTTGGGCTTTGCACTACCATCTAGTGATAGTGTCTGTGCGTAGTCACCAATGCGCTCTCTGATCCACTCGACATTAACTTCGCCGTTAGAACCATTCATCATGATATACTCGCAACCCATATCATTACATAGCGCCCGAGCGAATGATGTTTTACCTACACCAGCATCGCCACATAAAAGGAGGTTCGTTATTGCACCAGACTCAACCATACCACGCCCCATATCTTTAATGTGATCTGGCAATATACAAGACTCAATTGTATTAGGATCGAATTCGTCTACCCATAAACTTAAATCTTTCATCTATTTCACCCCATTCGGTTTATTTAGAGAACATATCGACCATGTAGCAATGCCAGCAGCAGTATCTAATAAATCATCATTGATTGTAGTAACGAATTTGGCAGCAATCGATTTCGGAAGATGCACAATTGCGATTCGCTTAGACCATTCGGCATTATTATGTTGCCTTACCCAAACTACACGACCTTGGGTAAATTCATTAGCCCAATCAGGCTCGGGCTTTACGGTAGGTAAAACAAAACAAACTCGATCTAAATATATGGCTGGGAATAAATCACTCTGATACATCTTACCGAATGGAGTATACTCACCAGCATCACCACCATTATCAAACTGTACTATTATTGGATATACACCACCAACAAATCTCTGTACGATACCCTCGTTGCCCGCAGCATCATAAACTGTATCACCGATTTCTAATATAGTTGCTAAATTTGGCATCTTAACTTTTTTCATTATGTCTCTCCATAAGGTTTGTGTTCTTGAATTTCGATCCAACCATTTTCTGATAACATCGTGTTATCTATGGTGTCTATGATATCTACGACACCCGCATTATAAGCCTTTATAACGTCTTTCGGTATTACCTCAGCTTGAAGCAAAGTTATCATACCACTCTCATCTATAATAATATACATAAATCTCCTACTCTTTAAAATACGCGAATGCGGCTAGGTATTCACTGCGAATACACAACTCAGCACCCGAGTCTAAATACGCAATATGAGTATTATCAATCACTCTAACATAATTAACCAGCGCCCTTTTATGACTCGTATGCTCATGAATATACGCCTGCACCATCAGCTCCAATTTAACTTCTATATTCATACGTTAATCGCTTTCAGCATTTCGGCTACTGTGTAATCAGAACTTTCCACACAATCAATATGCACAGATACCAGATCGTATGTCCGAGAATCATCGAACGACGAACGCCCTAACTCAACATCGACAACAATGCCAAACTCAACACCTTCGAGCATAGCTTTTTTAGCTACTTCGATAATCTCATCGATATCACAATCGCTAAGCTCACCAATAGAAGAACTGCCCGCAAACATTTCTCGCAGCGCAACATCACTTTGAACGATTGTGTAAGCCTTTAATTTGTGTAGCTCGCTTGAATCTACTTCGATATGTACTTTCATGATTATTCCTTAATACCAGAGGTATGCTAATTTAAGTCGTTGAGTTTTGCTGAGTTGAAGTATTGCTCTCCCCAACTCCACCCCAGCAGTATCGCCTTTTTCGATTGCCATGTCAATACAAAATTGAATATGATAATCTTTAATATTTTGATCATCGAGAACTATATGTAAGTTGCCACCCACACGATTATTCGGCAGAGCTACATACGCAAGAACCATAGGAAGTACATCTTTAATATTTAGCTTTGCCATCATCGTTCCTTATTTATAAATAAAAATTAATTCTTTCACATTACCACGAGTCGCGGCATCACGACCAACACTTCGTCGCGCTAAGATCTCGATAGTCTCAGTAGCATCAGCGTATAGCCGTCTGGTGAGGTCTGTACTACTATTCGATACAATCACCTTAGCACCACGTTTGTGCGCCCGTTTGACGCTCTCAGCTAGTCTGGTGTGGTCAGCTAAGCCGAATCCATCCTTCGTATACTTGAAGTCAGTCTCACTGATGTTATCCTTCGGGTAAGGACTATCCACATATACTACATCATTTGATTCTGCTAAGTCAATAATTTCTTCAAAATCATCAGAAGAAAAATCAACGCCACTAAAAATGAACTCATGCATCAGATCGGACGGGTTCATAATGTTACCAACGCCAATCGGCACATTAAACCCGCCAGATTTGTTCTCTCGATACAAGCCATTGAACCCGCAACGGTTTAGGTAGATGAATAGCGCAGCCATGAATTTAGGCGTACCCTGATGTAAGTTGAACTCGGCACGATAGCTATAATAATTCTCACGCTTGGAATTTAACATCGGTTCGAGTAATGCCATAACACCTGTAGGATCTAATGATACCTGCCGATGCGCATTAATCAGGTTCTTATTGATATCATTCAGCAAGTAACCAGCAGCATCGACATTAAGCGCCACGGTAGCAGAACCCACAAATGGTTCAATGAATGTTTTATCTGAGCAATCACCGATAGCACTCAGCACATGTTGCAAAATTCGGGACTTACCGCC